GCTGTGGGTCCAACCGCAGCCGCCACAGCACAAAGGCCGCGGCCATCCATGACTTGCCGACACCGCGGTAGCCCTGGATGATGCGGCGCTTGGGGCCGTGCTGCATGTACTCAGCGACGTCCAGCTGAATGGGTGTGGGGTCCGGCAGGCCCAGGTGCTTCCAGACGACGCACAGGAAGTACCGAAAGTCGCTGGCAAAGGGCTCGGGAAGGTCTTGCCAGCTGGTGGCTGCCATCGCTTAAGCCGTCTTCCGGGGGCGCATCTGCACCACTTTGTCCAGGTCGGGCAGCGACGACACCAGGTCCCCAAACGGCGTGCCTTCCACCGGTTGAGCGCTGATCTGGTTGTCCTTCAAGAACTGCCGCAGCACATTCAGCTCCGACGCCGTAATAGTCCCTTCGTCCAGCTTGTCTTTCAGCAGCAATGCCAACCCCATGTGCAGGTCGGCCAGCTGTTCGTGAATGTCCGGCTTCTTGGTCATGACGACGTCTCCGTCAATTCTGTGGGGGTAGGGCCCTTCCAGCCGCTACCCCCAAGTTGGCACCCACCACGGCACCGTCAACACTGTAGGGCTCAGAGCACGTCGTCCGGCAAGGCCACCGACCCGGTCTCGATGGCCTGCTTGAACAGCTTCCACAGGAACGGCCGACGGCTCACCGACCCACAGCAGGTCACATACGGGTTGGGGATGTACCGGATCCCCCCATCCTTCGTGGTGCCCCTGGCCAGCAGCATCCTCTGCTGCAGCCGCCCCAGACAGGCACGGCACAGCGATGGGTTCATGCCAATGAACTCGGCTAGGTCCTTGGCCTTGATGGCCGCCATCCCGGTCCTGTAGTCCAGCTTCAGCGTGACGGCCATGAAGACAGCCACGTCCTTGTACGACAGCGCTCCCTCCCGTAGGTCTGTTGCCAACTGCGAGCCACCGTCCATGAAGGTCATGGAAAACCTCTGCCCAGCATCTGTACGATTGTCCAAGTCAGCCTCCAACTGACGGCCCCTACTTGCTACCTCCCTACCCGGCTTCGCCCGGCCCGGTGGGGAGAAGGGGTTTTGCATTGGAAAAGTAGCACCGGCGATGAGTTCAGGTAGCAGGGCTGCCGATCCTCACCAGCCAATCGGGATCGTCTCTAGATCTCTTATCAGGGGAACAGCTGCTGGATCCATTGAAAGGGTTCCCAGGAGTACACAGATAAAACAAGGCATCCCCTGGCCTTCTGTCGGCTGACGGCCAACAATCCCTCCCTATCCAGGTCCTGGGTCCTCGATTGGCCTGACGGCCAACTCTCGGCCCTGGCTTCGCAGTACCCCAGGCCGGTGGCCTTCCGGCCACCTTTACCCACATCCGGCCTAAAGGATAACCAGGCCCACTCAGGCACCCCTCAAGCCAACGCGGGTGGGCCTCTTTTTTGTTCGGAAAATGCGAGGGGCTACCCCTTTCGACCCGCTTTTTGTTCGGAAAATGTCAGGGGCTTACGCATAGTGCGGACGCGGTCGTCACCCCCCATGGGGGGGGTCTGGCCGGGCCAGTGTGGCGGCCCTGGTGTCCAACGGCAGGGGTGGACACTGCCAAACCCCAGGCGCTGCAGGGTGTCCAGAGGCCTGCGTACCTGCAACAACCACAGGTACGCCTGGACAGGCCAGGGGCTGGCCAGGGTCGGCAGGGACGGGCCGCCGGCAGGTGGTGGGCCCTGGGGGTCCAGGGTCACCCCTGTTCAAGTGTGTGCCCGCCCTAGGCCACTGCACCCCACTCCCGAAACGGGTGAACCGGGGGTGGCCACACGGGGCCAGGGGCGGCCAGGGGGCCAGCCCCTATTGCAAAGAATTATGACAATGCAGCAGGGGTGGCCATGGCTCACTACAGCTAGTGGGAACAATGGGAACGACCCCAACGGGGGTGGTTGGCGCAAGCCAGCCGGCCCGGGGTCTACCCACCACGCACCTCGACACATGAACACATGCACGCGCACGGCGGCAGTTGTGCTGCAGATGGACTACGGCGTTTCCGATGGGCCCGCCATGGTTCAGGAACTGCAGGACAGCAAGGCGGCCATGCTGGCCTGGGCCGGCCGTGATGGTCGGTTTTGCCTTGACGACCTAGAAGCGATCTTGCAAGGCCACGGCGAGAGCCTGCGCAGCTGGGCCGATGCCTGCGAGGAACACGCCTTCGACGCCGTCTACAGCGCCGAAGCGGTTCTCACCTGGTTGGGGTATTGACCATGGCTCACCACCTGGAGCAGCGGGTTTACCCGCTGAACTGCCGGTCCCTGTATTGCGGGGAGACCGACCACTGCCCGGCCACCTGCCAACACCTGCCCGAAAAGCGGGAGTTCCTGGACTGGGTCATCAAAACCCAGGCCCAGCCGGTCGACCCGGTTTGGAGTCCCAACATCTGGCAGGCCAGCCGCTGACGTCAGCACTGGGCCCACACCGGGCCCTCTGCTGCCCTCACAGCAGCAACCCACCACGTTTAACGCACCATGAAAACCGAAGAGACAACACGGCTCAGCCAGGCGGAATTGCTGACCGGCCCGGTGATCGTGACCCGATACGTCAACGGTCGAGTCGTTGCCACGCACAAACGCGACAACGACACGACATGGCGGACCCGGATCAGCTACGACAACGGGCAAAGCGCCGAAGCCAACCACCAGGCGGCAGCCGAGCAGCTGCTAGGCCAATGGCCCTATGAAAACGACCTGGTGATCATTGGCCGCGGCCACGACGCCGACGCCTACTACTGGCTCGTCGTCGGCCGCTGGCAGCTGGGGGCCTGACCCATGCCAAGCCGTTACCTGCCGGCCCTGGCAGCAATGCTGGGGTCGGCCTTTCTGTGGGCCATTGCTCTGCAAGAGCTGGCCCGTCAGCCGGTGACCCACACCGGCACCCAACCCACCACACACCCCGTCGACCGATGACCGCCGAGACACTGCCAATTCACACCGTGACCGCTCAGTTCGGGATCGATTCCGAATGGATCGACCGGGACGGAGTCGTTCACAAACACCAGACCCCGCCAGATTGGCGGGTCCACTGGGTCCAGCAAACCGGGGACGTGCAGTTCCCTTGGCTTGTGCGGGTGACCTACAACGCACAGCCGGGGATGACCAATCCCTGCTGCTGGAGGGTGCCCGATCTGGACAACCCTCGCTACGACTTCAGCCAGGCCGTAGCGGTCCCCAATCTCAACGCCTGAACCACCAGGGCCCCGGCAACGGGGCCTTTACCAACCACCCCACCATGCAAACCATCCGCCTCGGATACAACCTCACGCCCGCCGAGTTCAACTGCTGGGCCAATAGCTGGGCTGACAGCGCCAGCCGATCCCTTCGGGACGGGTACCCCGTCACCATTGAGGGCGTCGACTGGCAGCAGGCCTGCCATGACCACGGGTTTTATGGCGCGATTATGAAGGTCAAAACAGCGCACCAGCTGCGCAAAGCCAACGCCAAATCCTGATCAGCACCAGGGCCCCAGCAATGGGGCCCATCACTACCCACCGCACAATTCACCATGTACACCGTCTGGCAAACAATCCAGGACGACGTCGATCAATTCTGCTGCTACTGCCCAACCGAGCAGGACGCACAGCACGAAGTCGACCGAATTAATGATCACCTGGCAGAGCGAGGGATCCCCGGATGGGTCAGCTCCGCCTACTGGGATTGGTTTCGCTGATCCCTGCCCACTGCAAAGAAAAGCAACAGGCCGCCGCCCAACTACGGGCAGCGGCCCCATGCTTGCCCAGGCCGGGCCCCGCCCGGCGCCACCCCACCACCGAACACCACATGAACCGTTTCCATGCGTTGGCTGCAGTCTTGCGTTGGCTGCAGCCATGATCGAGCCACACCGTCTGCTGATCCAGGTGTCAGCACGCCTGTTTGCTGATGGGCACACGGCCATGGCGCAAGACGTCAGGCAGCTGGCCCACCAGTGGACACCAGACCAAGAACGCCGCCTTGTTGGCGGTGAAACCATCGACAAAACAGGAGCACCCGTAATCCGATGACCAAAGAACTCAACGACCTTCAACTGGCCGAGATGTATCGCGCCTGGTGGAAGGAGATGTACGGCCTGAACGCCAACTCCCAGGCCACCGTCATTGCCATTGCCTGGGCCCGGCATGTACTCAGTGCGTTGGCGCAGGCCGATGACTGACTACACCGACCTGCCATTGCTTGCCTACGGCGAGCAGCTGCGTGACAAGGCCATTGCCACTGTCGCCGCCAACGCAGGCCAGGGTTGGATGGACAAGGCGGAAGCATTGATCCGCACCCGCCTGGGCGGCACTGAAGTGCTGGCCGAATCGTTCCGCTTGCTGTGCGAAGAGGAGGGCATCAAGCCCCACCATCCCAACGCATGGGGCGGGTTGACCTCAAGGCTGATCAAGCAAGGGGTGCTGGTTGACACCGGCCGCATTGCCAAGTCGACTGCACCTCGAAGCCACGCCCGTCGTCAACCCATCTGGAAGGTTCAACCATGAGTGACACCCATGCAATGGCAGCCCTGCGCAGTGAGCTGCTCAACGCCATGAGCAACTCCTTCCCTGCGCCCCGCAGCACGTCGGACCTGGAGTCCGATTGCCGTGTTCCATTTCTCACAAGAGACAAGTCCTGGTTCAAAGATGCAGTGCAAGAACAGCTCAAGGTTCTTGTTAATGCTGGCCTGGTTCGCACTATGCACGGTGGGTACACACTCACTGAAAAGGGGCGAAGAGACAGGCAGCAGGCTGCGCGTTTCTTTAACAAACAACCACCGCAAGATGCAGCATGAATCAGTCACGCCTTTCGCAGTTCGATCAGCAAGCAGAATCAGTTACGCACAGCAAGGCAAGCGACTATGGTGACCCAAGGGCTAGCTTTGATCGCATTGCTTTGATGTGGTCAGCCATCACAGGCGCAGACATTAGCGCCCAGCAGGTGGCACACATGATGATTGCTCTTAAGCTGAGCCGATTGCAGACCAGCCCCAACCATCTTGATTCCTATGTCGACATCGTCGGATACGCAAGATGCGCCGTCATCTGTGGACCAGAGCACGACGAGCAAGGACGACCTTCTGACTTGCTTGATTGATGCTTACTGGTGCGACCGCAACAACAGTCTCACCATGCACAGCAAGCAAAGAATGGTTGCCGTTCTTGAGCTGCTTGCAGCAGAGATCAGGAGCTGGGCGCCCGACAAAGGACACGCAAGGATCTGCTACCTGGCCATTAACGAAGTGGCTGACCGTCTCATTCGTGAATCAACCAATGATCAACACACCTAGTAACTCCATCATTTTTACCGAAGGCTCATTGAACGACGCAACGGAAGTGATTCGCCTTGACAAAGAAGGTTTTCATTACAGAGGCCAGTTTATTGAGGACGCAGGAGAAGCGCATCGCTTGATGCTCGAATACCTGCGCACACACACCGTTCAACATGACACCACTAATGACTTACCAGCCTGAGTGGAGAGCCGAAGACGAGCAACGCATCCAAACATTGGAAGCGTTGTACGTTGCCGACGGCAGAGCAAACAAGGAACACCCAAATCACAGCCTTTACACAGGGCTGTGGGCCAAGCACAAGGACGGGCAGCCTGATGTACAAAAAGACTGAGCCGTCGTATGTGCTGGGCTGGGAAGATGAATCCCGGCCCAACCTAGGTGAAGGCATCAGCCGCACCAGCAAAGCCACTGCTCCTTTGTGGAGGGTGGACGTTGTCAACAAAGGCGCTCGCGCCATGAAGACAACCATCAGGGCAGCCAACAAAGCAGAAGCCCTGAAGTTTTCACAGAATCGCTATCCATCCGCAACCACTATCACTGTCATTGGCAAAGCAAATGCAACCAACTGAACTGCCTGAAAACGTTTTCATCTTGGTCGACCAGCCCCCCACTTTGGACGATGCGTCTCCTACGGGGCATGTTCTTTATTTCAAGCCTGAATACGGCTGGCTTGTGGGCTATTGGGGCCGACCTCACATGGATGGCTGCACACACTGGACTTACCTGCCGGGGTTCCCTGGGCCTGCACCGACCATGGAGTCCAGGAGGAAGGCCATGTTTGATTTATGGCTTGACACTTTCCCAGCTGAGGCCAAGAAGCAGGAGCTGCCTGTGTCGTTGATGCGCTTGGGCTGGAACGCAGGGTGGGACCGTGCAAAGAACAGCTGACCAGCTGCATCTTGAACGGCGGGAGATGCTCATGCTGGGCACCGACCGCTATGAACTGCTGCGCAACCAGCGGATCGTCAAGGGAATGGAGTCGCTGTCCGGCTACGGCAATGTGCTGGTGGAGCTGGGCATCGACGGTGTCATCAAGCAGGTCAGGCACCACCGGGCCAGGCTCAAGGCTGGCAAGGCCGGCCTTTATTACAGGCACCTGGGCCCGCTGCTGACCATCGCACCTCACAAAGCCGCAGCCGTGGCCTTGCGGGTGGTGGTCGACAAGATCAGCCAGCCCATGCGCATCAATCACCTCGCCGTTGAGGTGGCAGACAAGTTGTGGGTTGAGGCCATGCTCAGCAGGGCCACCAGGTGGGAGAGGCTGAACCACAAGCGCGTCAGGGGTCGGTACAAGGACAAGGTCAGGGACATCAACCGCATGCAGAACACCGAAAGGTGGACTGGTGAACAGCGCGTAGCCATTGGTGGGTTGCTGGTGTCCGTGATCGCTGAACAGACCGGCTTCATCAAGATCGACAAGCGCAAGAACAGGCACCGGTGGGTGGTCTATGTGTCAGCCACCGACGAGTGCCTGCAGTTCATCCAGCAGTACAACGACAGCGGTCGTTTGCTGTGCCCCTTCTACCTGCCGATGGTGGTCAAGCCGCGGCCATGGGTTACGCCCAACGCGGGTGGGTACCTGACCGACGTGCCTGGCTACGAGCTGGTCAAATCACAGAGCCAGTTCATGGCCGAGCGATGCACTGGCAACGAGCCGTTTGTGCAGGCCGCCAACCACCAGCAGTCCGTCGCCTGGCAGGTCAACAGCTGGGTGCTGGAGCAGATGGAGCACGCCTGGGAGAAGAGCATTGCCATTGGCAAGCTCATCCCCAGGGAGGGGTGGCCGGTGCCGCCGTACCCCAAACACCTGCCTGACGATGACCCAGGCGTGGGCGAGTGGAAGTTCACTGCCCGCCAGATCCACGAGAAGAACGACCGGTCACGCAACAAGCGGATCGCTGTCGCCAAGCAGCTATGGCTGGCCCGTCGCTTTGCCGATGAGCCAGAGCTGTTCTTCCCGATGCAGCTGGACTTCAGGGGCAGGTATTACTACAAGCCCCCGTTCCTCAACCCGCAGTCCAACGACGTCGGCCGGGCCTTGCTGCAGTTTGCCCATGGCAAGCCGATCAAGGACGAGGTCGAAGCTGAGTGGCTGTGGGTGCATGGCGCCAACCTTTACGGGTACAGCAAGCTCAGCTGGCGGGCCCGGCTGGACTGGGCGCACCAGAACAAGGAGTCCATCTGCCGATCTGGCATGGACCCCTGGCAAGCAGCCGAGTTCTGGTCCAAGGCCGATGACCCGTGGCAGTTCCTTGCGTTCTGCCGTGCGGCCTACCAATACATCGAGCACCGGCGGTCGTTTGTCTGCCAGTTGCCGGTGGTCTTGGACTGCACCTGCTCTGGCATCCAGCACTACTCAGCCTTGCTCCGCAACGAGCAGATGGCTGAGCTGGTAAACCTGATGCCCAGCGACAAGCCACAGGACATTTACTCCCGTGTGCTGAACGCTGTCCTTGAGCGACTCAGGGCTGACGTCGACAGCCCGCATGCCAGGTCGTGGCTTGAGCTGCAACCAGATCGCAGCCT